GACCTTTACGACATGCAACAAGAAGCCAGCAAACTGGCAATAAAACTTGAATACAATGGACACCCAATCCTTTCTTGAACGCTGTTATGCGGCCGGCATACGCGACCCAGCCGCATGGCTGCAATCGCGCGGCATGGGCGCATTTGGCTGGCTCAAAGGCGCATTCCCGCGCGGCATATTGCCAACCGATTGCGATGGCGAGGTGGAAGTCAAAGGGCAATTCTTGCGCCTAGAGTTTAAAAGCGCCAACAAGGTGCGCGCCGGTGGAATTCCTAAGGGGCAACTTTACCTTTTCAACTCACTAATCAAAACCGGTGTGTTCACTGTCTTTGTTGCCGGCCATGACGACCGAGGGCGCGTTGAATGCTGCAAAGTGATGCGGCTCATTGATGGCGAACCGGTCACCGAATTCCACGACCCATTGACAACCGACGAATTTCACAAAATGTGCGGCAGATGGGCTGAGTCTGTTGACCCATCATTCACCTACAAATGATAGTTGAGCCGCACACATACGACCCAGAGCCCGAGCAAGAGCCCGACTGTGCTGTTGCATGTGCTGATGCGCTGATTGCCATTGTTGAATATTTGGGACAGCTAGACAGGCGCCCAAATTCTCAACGCGTGCGCGTGGCAGCGCTGCAAGTGGTGGTTGGTCGAATGACGGTTGAAGTGGCGGCGCATCAATACAAAGTGCACAGGACAACCATTTACCGGCACGTCAAGCAACTAGGCGACGAGCTTGGCTTGCAATACATACGCGGCGAACTTAGGGCAACCACCCCCCCCAGCAAGGAATCTCTTAACGGCTAACAAAAGGCAGGTTTCCGCGCACGAGCACGCTGTAAACTCATGACCACCACATCAAACCGCACAAACGCAAAGACTTACAAGAGCGAAAAGCTTTTAGGCATCAATGACGTGGCCCAAAAGCTGGACATGAGCTATCACGAAGCGCGCAACTTTCTGGTGCGCGTGCCGGTTGCAAAAACTGGCGAACGTGGTGCGCACCTTTACAAGCTTGAAGACATCACAAAAGCACGCGAAGCCAACGCTGAAGAAGCCGGCAACCAAGCGCTGCCAGGCACCAAAGAGTGGCACGAGGTTGAGAAGATACGCCGCCAAGTTGAAAAGCTAGACGTTGAGCTTGAAGGGATGCGCGGCAAGGTGCTTGACCGCGAAGACGTGCGCGCTGGCGTCATGGCCATTTGCCAAGAATTTGCCAAGCACCTGGATGAGCAAGAAGCCAAGCTGCCGCCGCTTGTGGCCGGCCTTACGCCAACCGAAGCGCAGCCTATCATCTCCCAATACAACACCAAGGTGCGGCACGCCTTGAGCAATTATGCGGCGAACTATTGAGCAATGCTGCAAGGTTGCCTTTGCCAAAAAGGACACGGCGACCATTCCAGACTGGGCGCTAGAGCATGTGCGCCTTCGCGAGTCACCCTATGGCAACCAATTTCGCGCCAGTGAAACGCCTTGGCTAATTGAACCGCTGGCAGCTTTTGCCGACCCAGGCACCGAGGAAGTCGTGTTAAATTGTGCCGCGCAGACCGGCAAAACCGTCTCGATGCAAGTGGCGACCGCCTGGGCAATAGCCAACCACCCAGGGCCAACCATGGCGGTGATGCAAGACGAAGATGCCGCCAAGGATTACAGCAAGGAAAGGCTCATGCCCATGTTGGAATCATGCCCGCCCATTTGTGAACAATTTCCCCGCGACCGCCACCGCAAGACCAACACCGAGCTATTTTTGACGACTTGCACGTTGAAGCTTGGCGCCGCCAATAACAACTTTTTGCGGTCATGGTCTATCCGCTGGCTATTTGGAGACGAGGTAAGCGCCTGGCGCCCTGGTATGCTGGCGCGCGCCCGAGCAAGGACAACGCGCTATTGGAACCGCAAACACTGGCTTTCTAGCACGCCAGAGGAAGAAGGCAGTGATTTTGATGCAGCATTCCAAGCAGGCACTTGCGAGCACTGGCACCTTCAATGCCTTGGATGCAAGGAGCTCTTTGCGCCGGCATTCTATGAGGTGGTGCGCTGGGACGCTAACGAAACCACCAAGCCAAATGGCGTTTGGGATTATGAAGAGGTCGCCAAGACGGTGCGCATGGTTTGCCCCCATTGCGACAATGCCCACGAAAACACAGAAGCCAACTGGCGCGCCATGAGTCGCGGCGGCTACAAGGCGAGCAACCCAAACCCAACACCAAGGGTCCGCTCTTTTAGCTTTTCGCAATTGGTTTTGCCGCCTTCAGTCATGCCATGGGCCGACCTGGTGGTTGATTTTCTCAAAGCCAAACAACACGCAGCCGCCGGCTATATTCAGCCGTTGCGCGAATTTGTGACCTTGCGACTGGCCGAGCCATGGAAGGCAACCAATCATGTCGATATTGAAAAAGTGGTCGTCAAAGATTATGAGCCTGGCGCTGAGTGGGAAGATGAGGCAACGCGCTTTTTAACTGTCGACGTGCAAGCTTACCTTGAGGAATTCTGGGCGGTTTGCCGGTCATGGAGCAAAACAGGCGCCAGCCGTTTGCTTACTTTTCGCCGCCTGACCTCTTTTGAGGACATTGAAAACATGCGCAAGGAATACAATGTTGCGCCACAACGCACTTTTCTTGATGTGGGTTATCAGCGCGCCAGAGTGCTGGCCGAATGCGGGCGCTACGGCTGGATGGGGATGCGTGGTGAAGATGTCATCGACTACGCGCACAACATCAACGGGCACACGGTTCGCCGAATGTTCAGCAAACCGACGCGCGTGAGCGCTACAGGCCGCACAGCGCCGCCGGTTTTTAGATGGTCCAATCCAACCACCAAAGATGTTTTGCAACTTCTTAAAAGCGGCAAAAGCCATCCTTGGGAAGTGTGCGACCTGGGCGATTTGGCCGACGAATATGCCAAGCAAATCGACAGTGAACGCAAACGGGAGGTGCTAGATAAGCATGGTCGCACCACATTGCGCTGGATTTCTTTTCGCGCCAATCACGCTTGGGATTGCGAATTGATGCAGGTTGTTGCCGCCTCAATTGCCAAGCTTTTTTCCACCGCTGACTAAGTTTTGCGACAAATTGCCACCTATTTATAGATGGCAAGCGACATCAGCGGATTTCTCCGGCTTCAATCTAATTCATGGTTGACGACCCTCCAGCAGAGGGTTGCAGATGCTATATTGTCTGGGTCCGTTTCAGTTAGCTTTTCCAACGCCAGCCAAAGCGGCACGCGTGAGCTCGTCATGCCTACCGATGAGCTCGCCGCACAACTTACCCCCATTTTAATCGAAAAAGGCATCGTGAGCGGCACCAAGCCGGCGCGCATGACCTTTGCACGTTTCAGCAGATGAGCGACCTAGTTGACCATAACGGGCGCCCCATCGCCTTTAATGCAGCTCCCAAAAAGCGGGCCAGCATCACAAGCCACTATCGCGGCACGGAATCCAACCGTTTCCGCACCAGCCTGCCTTACATTGTCAGCGACATTTCCAACACACTCAACCGTGGCGCTAGGCGCCGGTTGATGGGATTTGCGCGCTGGCTCTACACCAACAACGGCATGGTTCGCGGTGCGGTCAACGATGTCAGCCGCTACGCGCTTGGCCCTGGATTAAAGCCACAAAGTCAAGCCGGCGATGCTTCCAAGGATTATGAAAGTTATTTTGCCGAATGGAGCAAAGTTTGCTCTGTAGATGGTCAATTTAACTTCGGCCAAATGCAGCGCCTTGCCTCCATCCGCATGGACGTGGACGGCGACATTGGGTTTTTGATGGTTGGGCGCCAAGATGCTTTTCCACAACTTCAGCTTGTCGAGTCTCACAACATTCTAAGCGAAGGGGCGCAATTTTACGGCGAAGGCCATGACGGCGTAAAGGTTTCACCCGCTGGCCGGCCTACTGCTTACATCGTTAAAGATGGCGATGATTACCGCTCCATAAGCGCAAATAATTTTATCCTTGTTTACGACCCCGACCGCGTTGCGCAGTTGCGCGGCGTGTCTGCGTTGACCCACGCCATTGACCACATTCGAGACGCTGTTGACATTCTCGAATTTGAAAAGGTTGGCGTGAAGATGAACAGCGCCATCGGCATGGCAATCACCACCCAAGGCGGGATTGCTGATGACGGCACAACTTTAATTGAAGACGGTTATGCCGCCGCCGACACAGGCACGGTGCCTTTTAGCACCTTTGCCCCTGGTCAGGTTCCACACTTAAAGGTTGGGGAATCCATCGAAAGTTTTGCCAGCAACAAACCATCCCCCGCCTTTGCTGGCTTTTTGGAGTATCTAATTCGTGACGTGGCTTTAGGTCTTGGCGTGCCATACGAATTCGTCGTCGAACCCAGCAAACAAGGAACCGCTTCAAGGTTCATTTTAGAAAAAGCGGCCCGCCGATTCGAGGAGCGCCAAGACCTT